TCAAGTTTATTACATTTACAATCTTTTAACAATAGGCAAAAACCCATGTAAACTTTGTAAATACAATGTTTCATTTTTTTATTTTTGATAAAGCTTCTGCAATAGTATCTAGTTTATTTGGATATTTTTCTTTGTTTGTACAACTTGTTGCCATTAAAAAACAAAAAATAATAATAATCCACAAAACTGGAATAGTATATTTTGGTTTTAGTTTCATTTTGGTTTCTTTTTGTTACATACATAAAGTTCACGCCAAATTTTATTTTCCATTCGACCAAAAAAAGTTAAAAGCTTTCTTAAGATCCATCTTTTCATGGTATCCTCCTTTAAATATTTTTAGTAGGTATCTGTATATGAGCTAATGTTTTTCCTGCATTCACCCCACTTTTAATTGTATATCCAGAACCGCCTTTATTTATGTCTACTTCTTTTCTTGTTTTTAATAAAAGTTTTTCTTTATCTTGTTTTTCCTTTTCTTGATTATTTTTTATAATTAAATCTTTTAATCTATTTTTTTCTACACTCATACCCCCTGATATGTCTTTTAATTCTGTATCTCTGTCTAAAAATTTGTATTCTATTTTTACAATATCAAAATCTTTTTTAATTTTTTTACAAATAGTTTCTGGATCAAATTCACCACAAGAATATACATCAAACTGCATTAATGCTGGAGATGGTTCATCCCATACGTGCATGACAATGTGTGAAGTTTCAATAATTGCAGCTCCTGTAATACCTCTGTTACCTGGTACATCATGATAAATAACATAAGGACCCATTAATACTTTCATATTAATAGATTCAATAAAGTTACATAACCAATCTTTTAATTGCTGTTCTACCATAGGAGGATTAACAGCTTCTGCTCTAACAATTAGATGTTTGTGTACTAAAACTTCTTGCACAGGTTGGATGTTGTTCATTCCTGAACTACCCCAATCTTGATCATCCTCTTTTACGTAAATGCCCTTGCTCATCTCGTATTAACATTTCCAACGTCTACGAGCTTGTCGTAGTCTAGAGTTAGGGTCTTTTGCAGCTTTAGGAAACATCTTCATTTGACCAGCGCTTCTGGCACAAAATGATTTTCTTCTGGCTGCCCGTTTAGGACCAGGATTGCTTTCGGTTACTGCAGTTTTAAGTTTAGATCCAGGGTTCATTCTTCTGTAAGCTTGGACGCCAGCTTGTGTCATACCGGCGCCAGCTTTAGTAGAACGAAAATTTTTTTTATTACGAGGAGGCATACCGCCTTTTGCCATTTTAAGTAATTCAGCAGTATACTTATCCATGTTTATTCTCCGCTAGTATTGTGGTCCAGGACCAGAATATTTATCAGTTAATAAAGTTACCGCTGCAACAGTGGTAAATGTAGAAACATAAATACCTTTTGGAAAAAGAATACCATCTTCTGGTAATGAAAAATTAACTACATCTCCCGCAGGTACATCAGCTGTGAATAAAGCAGCCCCTGCTTGCGAAGTTGTTGTTAAAGTAACTTTTCCAGCATTGTTCGCGTCAGTGTTAGAAATAATAATTCCTCTTAGTCTAACAGGTGGTGCGACAATTGCATTAGTGGTACTAGCTTCAAATCTTGTAGCTTGTATATCGCTTTTCATTTTAACTCCTTAGTTAGGAGCTCCCGAAGGAGCTCCATAAATTATTTATTAAGATACAACTGCGCCACTGTTAGAAACAATAACCCAACCAATTGTACTAGCCCAAACTAAACACACTGTGTCATTCACATCAGCAAAAGCCATGCTAGTTCCGTTAGCAAAAGTAGTTGGAGTAACTGTTGCAGTTCCACCGCCGTCAACAACCATAGTAATGATTTTCATTTGACCGACAGTTGTACCATTTGCTAAAGTTACTGCAGCAGCACCTGCGGCTGTAGTTAATTCTGTTACTAAATTAGTTACATCAGCAGCACCCGCACCAGATAAAGCTTGTACTCCACCTGTGATAGTTTTTCCGTAAGATGCATTTGTTGTAATAGCACCTGTTGTTGTATTTTTTGTAATTGATTCAAAACCATTTTCCGATCGGACTGGTCCTGAGAAAGTAGTATTTGCCATAAGTATATTCTCCTAGTTTGTATGATACAGTCTCTAGGCCGTCGACTATACGCGTCTGTATCAAATTTGTTTTTGTATAGTTTTGGTATCTTACATAAAAAAAGGGGCGAAGTAAACTCCGCCCCTTAATTGGTGAGGTGTAATTAAATATTACGCAGCACCTGGAGAACCGAAGATTCCTCTAGGGTCAGAGAAGCCGAAGCTGTATCTTTCTCTAGCTTTAAATCTCATGTTTCCAGTGTCAAAATCACCTTCCATTGCAGTTCTTAATGGAGCTCTCACGAAATGTTTAAGACCATTAGGTGCATCAGTCATGATGAAGAACGCATCAGTGTCAGTCAAGAAATGGTTGACTCTGTATCCTTCAGGAATCATGCCCATATTCTTCATTGCATTGATATCGTTATCAGCAGTACCAACTCTTAAAGGTGACTTTAAGATTCTCTCAGCAGTAAATTGTAATTCTTTTGGAATAATCAATTTTCTACCTTGAGTAGCGATTTTTAGTCCTCTTTCATCAACGAAAGCCGCAATATCAATTAACGACTGTTCTAATGATGTTTCAGATAAGTCCGCAGGTGTTGCTAACTCGTTTCTAAATGTTCCACCGCTTACTAATGGGTGATCCGTAGCTAATAAAGCTTTACCGTCTCCTCCATTTGCAACGTCAAAACCATTGTTCAAAACCGCAGCAGCTTTCACTTGTTTAGTGTTAGCCATTGATCTTGCCAATGCTTTAGTGTAACGAGCAGCTAATCTGTCATACAGGTTATCTTCGATAGCTTCTTCAGTAACTGCAAATGCTAATGCAATAGTTTCATGCGTATATCTCGCAGTGAAAGCTTCTTTTGCATCGTCAAAAGTTACCGCAGCACCTTCGTTTTTAGTTGGTGCGCCACCGAAACCTGATAACATAACTTCTTCTTCAAACGCTCTGTCTGAAGATTCAGTCATAAAGATTTCTGCGTGTTCGTTTTCGTATCTGTCATACTCCAGGCCGAATAAAGCATTCAAACCCGGCTCTAGTTCTTTAACTAGTTGTGCTCTTGAAATAGCCATAGTTATACTCCTTTATTCTATACCGTTAGTCCAACAACTCCACCTTTGTATTGGTGAGCGTTGATTCGGACAAGTACGTTTACGTTTGATGTTGTTTGATCACTGTTGTCAGGGTCTTGAGAGATGTCAATAGCCTGTAATACAAAAGTAGACGAAGAGTCTCCAGTTGATACATCTAAAACTTCTCTAGATTGTCCTGATGCAGTGTCGCCAGCTGTCGCAACGACTGAATAGTTTGCGAAAAGATTAGCATTTGGAAAAGATTCATCTGCTTTTATTTCGTAAACAACATTCGGATCGTCGATTACGTTAGCGATAATGTCATTAGCACTAACGGTACCTGGATAATAGTTTTTCCAAGTAGGCTTTTGAGTTGTCGGATCTGTATAGAATACTCCGTTAAAAACTCCAACAACAGGGTTCGTACCAGCAGCAGCTCTAACGATAGTTCCGTTAGTAGAAGCAGCTACAAGGTCTCCTTGGAATATTGCAGTGTTATAGTTCTTCAATATTCTGTATCTGTTTTGTGAGTTATTAAACGGTGTTCCTCCTAACATTCGAGCAGGTCTCAAGCCAAAGTTACCACTTTGATTTGCCATAGTTTTTACTCCTTGTTATAAGTTTAAGTTTAATAACCCGATGGCTTTTACTAAAAAATTATTTCTTAGTGCTACCACCGAAGGTTACTCGAGATTGCCTTTCAATATTGATTGGCATCTCAGGTCGTTGTTCCTTCATAAGATCCTGGTCAACCGCATCCATTTGTCCTTTAGTTTTTGTTCTAAAGTAATCCTTTCGCGATTCCACAATCTCTTCCGGTATCCTTGCCAACACAAGGCCTCCTACGCCTACTATACCCGCATTTTTTCCTTCTGAGACGACTGGATAATCATTAGGACCGATTTGTTTTTCTAACTCATCTGCTCTAACAAGTTCCCAACCTTCTCTAAGTTTTTTTGACATGTTCCCAGTATCCTGGAATCCCATTGTCTCTGCTCTCAGCCATCGGTGTTTAAACCCTGCTGGAGGTGGCGGTGCATCTAAGCTGCTTGGAGGAGTCCACGGTTTTTTCCTAATTTCCTTGGATCTAACCTCTGACTCGCGCGATGTAGTTTTTAGTTCTTTGTTCATATTATCTCCTTATTTAACGTACTTCGCGTAATCCTCTGGTGACACCCCTAATCTTCTAGCAACAGCCAGCTGTGACTTGGTGAGTTTCACAGTTTTGCGTCCAGATTGATTGCGCTGTGCGGAAGCAACGGTTTGGACGGGTTTCCTTTGCTCCGTAGGTTTATTTTCCTCAACAGAAAACTTACCCGGGAAATACTCTTTCAAGCGTCTATTAAGTTCATTATAGTACATTTCTGAGTCTCCCACAATACCCTCACTCTTGATTTTTTTATCTAGTGCGAATGCAGCATCCGTCATGACTTCATCGTCACCAAACCAAGGGTTTTCTTCAGCCCAAGCCTGTGCTTTTGCCGAAGGTTGTAAAGGTTGTGTGTTCTGCGGTTGATTTTCTACTGGTTGAGAAATTTGTTGTGCTTTATAAGATTCTTCCTTTTCCTGTC